TCATCCCGCTTTTTGTTGTGCAGCTATGCCCTGCTCCTTCAGTTCACTTATTTCTATTTCAAACGCGCGCATCCGGGCATGCAAAATATCAACTTCGGTACGCAGCATCTGTATTTCGGTTATTAGTTTAGGCGATTCAGATTTATCCATTTTCTTCTCCCCCGTGCCCAATATCAACCATTCGGGCGAATACTTCAACTGGAAACAGAGCTTGCGGATAAGATAATAGCTTACCTCCTGCTTTTTATTGATCACTTTGCTGATAAAGCCCTGGTCAACATTAATAGCGTTGGCAAGCGCCAACTGGCCGCCATATTCCTTAACAATAACCTTTATCCGTTTTACTAATGCATCGTCAGACATATCGTTGCAATTATAAACAAAGTACCATCAAAACTAAAATGCAATATCACTTAACATAATGCTTGACCAATGACCAATGACCAATGACCAATCACTAATCACTAATCACTAATGAGTAATCTCTAATGGTTATGCTTCTTATGTATATCCTTAACCAAACAGAGCTTTTTAATATCCGCTATCTTTATTACAAACGGTGCATACTTAAGCTTGCTTCCTATCATTTCGGCCGAGTTGTCAGAGTGGGCGATAACCTCGTCTGCGTTATCACCTGCCAAAAGCCTTTTATACATCCGGTAATCGCCCCATTCAATATAATATACCTCGCCCGGTAATATTTTCTTATCATGAATAACCTTTAAAGCCACCCAGCAGCCATTCTCCAGGTATGGGTACATGGAGTGCCCCCAAACCGGCAACGCAAAATCACAATCCTCAATTCCGGGGAAATTCATCCGCCCTACCGATTGTGTGTCATTAATATCATTATAAACCTCTACGCCTGATGCGGTAGCTATTATTTCATACATGGGGATGCCGTCGCTAATTTTTGAAATTGCTGTATTTTCAGAATATTCTTTGTTAGCTTTTCCATCAATAAAAGTTCCATATTTCTCTTTAAATAATTTCAATTTTTCAGGGTCGATATTTTGCCGGCTCTTCACAATTTCTGTAATAGAGCTGATCGAATTAAAACCAAGTTCTGCCGCCAGTAGGGCATTACCGTTAAAAGCTTTACCCTTCAATTGATTGTAAAGGATAATAAACTCCAGTGTTTCAGGCCTTATCCTTTTGATCTTATTGGGTTTTTCTTCTGCTTCCATTGTTGATAACTTTTCTTACTAATTTCTTTAGTGAAATAAAGATTATTCTTTATATTTGTATCCTTATCTGCAACGAACATACTATATATATCTAAATAAACCAAATGAATAATAAAGAATATAAAGAAAAAATTGTTTTAACCATCTACAGAAAATATAACGATGATGCCTGAATAAGCATATCAACTTAAAAAGCGACCGATACCCCCTATACCCATATGCTAATCCGATTACAGAACTATAATACCTATCCCAATGCATCTCGCTTATTCAGCCTTTAATACTACATCACCAACAAATACAAATACCGTTAACAGCACCATTATAATCCGCCTTAAAGCCTACCATGCTATCTGCGAAAAATACAAACACGAAATAGCCGCCATACAGAAATATCTGCCCAACTGGTCACCGGCGTTTTACCCCCACCCGGCCTCCCCCTAAAAATAAGGGGAGGTGCTATCAAGTTTGATAGAATAGTTCAAAAAGCGCAAGCCACGTGCGATACCTTCCCCTGGTATCAGGGGAAGGAGGAGGATGGGGTAAATCGCCTCCATAGCAATAACACAATGACTAATAACCAAATAACATGATAAACATCTCACAAAAACTAAAAGACCAAATCTGGTGGATGATCATATCCGTAGATTATGATTACAGCCGCATCTCTGTTGCCGATCACGAATTGAACGATGGCACCCTAACCCTATGGCTGGAAGACAAGCACGATTTTAAAAACTCGTTGGAAGAATGCCTGCAACTGGACATATCCGCCAAACAATTTGCAAAGATTATCCGCGGTGAAAACCTGAACAGTTACGAAGGCACCAAAATGCACCCTACCAAACAGTTCCTGTACAAATGCCGCATAGAGATCAACGAACCAATAAGGTGGTACCGCGAAGACGCCTCGATCATCGAACAGCAATGGGCCCGCGAGGCCGTTGTAAAAACCGTCCTGACCCAATTAGTAGAAAACGAAGTTGCCGATACTTCCATTTGGTAATTAATATGCCAATTAGCATTTAAAACATAATATATAAGTAATATGACATCTAACATTTCTTTAATTAATTGTACCGGGCCAAAAGTACCGGAGTGGTTTTGGTTAATTCTATTCGTGGGATTACTATTAGCATTAATGATGAATAAATAAGCTACTGACAAAACAGCGCCACCAATATATATTTCAAAACACCTTAACTTTGTATATATCCGTTATCTGCGTTAGGGATTGAAGCGGATACCGGCCCGTGGCTAATGCTTGTGCAGTATGAGCGTAAAGCCCGGCCCGCCTTTTCGGCGGGAACGCACAAAAGTTCTTTAACTAGTCATTACATCGCTACTTAATTTAGGTATCTTAGTTCTGTTATTGCTTAAATGATATGGAAAACCAAACAACGGTGAATTTGAGACTATCGGCGCAACGGGCGCTTTTGGGAATGATTTATCCCGAAATCAGGGCTATTACTATTGGAATTGAATTCATGCAAAATATCGAAACGCTTAAAATAATTTGTTACTTAGATAGGGTGCCTACAGAGTTTGATTATCAAAATATTGGAGAGATAACTGGATATATACTTGGCGATTTCAACTTGATACACAAAGTTGAAGAAATATGTGAATATACTACTGAGCCAATAGGTAAATTAAAAATGCTGGATAGTTTGGTTTATTACAGATTAGAATCATAATCTATCAATCATCTCAATCGCTGTCGCACCCCTCTCGCGTGTGCCAAAGGATATAATACCAAACAAAAAAAAGCCAGGCGCAATGCCCGGCTTCCAAAATATCAAGAATAATTTAGCTTATTAGTTACGACGGAAACCGCCTTTGTTACCACCGCCACCACCGGTAAAGCCCGGGCCTTTGTCTTCGGCTACGTTCACGGTAATTCTGCGGCCATAATAGCTTGCGCCATTCATGCACCTTATTGCCTCTTTAGCTTCGGCTTCATTTACCATTTCAACAAAACCAAAACCTTTACTCTCTTTTGTCTCGCGGTCTTTAATAATTCTGAGCGATTTTACCGGCCCGAAATCACCAAAAACAGCGGTTAACTCGGCTTCATCCACTTCAATGGGAAGCCCTGCAATAAATACTTTCATCAATGTTTTTAAATTTATGCAAAGGTACTAAAAATAGGCCGCATTAGAGGGGTCGGGAACAGGATAACAGCACCCGGGTGTATTATTTTACTTACAAATTACTAAAGGATTAATTTATAGTACAAAGAATAATTTATAAGATTAAGGATATTAAAAGTCCTCTCCTTTGGAGAGGATGATTAACGGTTGTTTTGTTTTTATTAAGGTGTTAATGAGGGCTGCGCCGTTTAGGTGAGGCTGGAAACTTATTACTTCCTCCTCAACTCAAAACTACCTTCAGCCTTATAAAAAGGCGAATTGGGTTTGGCATCCTTTGATAAGTAAGTAGTAAAGGTTCCTTTGGCAAGCACACTATCCTGGGCGTATTGGGTTAGGTTTACCTTACCGGGATTAATTGCATCAATATGCTGACTTAAAGTATATTGCACGTTGGTTTTGCTTGTAGCATTAAGCAGGAACTGGCTGCCCGCAACAGTGCCGGTTAAATTAGCTGCCGCGTATCCCGGCGAACTGATGCCAAAGCTCATGGTATGCGCCTTATTAATAGCAGTTATACCAAAGTACTTTTTATCCTCCAGGTAAACATTAACAAATGCGATAGAATCCTTAGCCACATCAAAAATATAGGTCGAATCCTGGATAGTGATCTTGAGGGTACCTTTTACAGCAAGGGAGTTTCCCGGAGCAGAAATTGCTGCCATTGAGCGGGCGCTATCAGCCTTTAATGTCGATTGCGAAACCTCCTTCATATCCTCATCTTTTTGGCAGGACGTAAACACCCCCAAAAGAAATACGATAAAGAAGAGTTGGCGTAACCGGTTCATCAAGTAAATTTACATTATATAATACGAAAATATGTTACTAATAGTTGTCTTGATAAATTTTTAACAAAATTTAACTTTAAACAGAATTCTACCGCTAAGACTATGAACTATTATCAATGTACTATGAACTAATTAAAACACTTCGCCCACATTAACAAACACACCTCTCGATCCCTGGTTGCCAAAACCATAATCGACAGCAATATTGGTCTTTGATATTTTACTAAGCTTTACACGCACCCCGGGGCCGAAGCCCGGCTGTATGCGTTGTAAGCCGGTACCGGGTGCGGCAGAAAAAGATTCTGCATTTGCAAAAAGTACGCCGCCAACCAAACCGTTCCTGCTTATTTTATACCGATATTCGCTTTCTAAATACACCATTTGCGCACCGCGGAAGCGGCCTTGAATATACCCCCTTCCAGTGCCGGTATAGGGGTCCCATGAGTTGGAAGGCAGGTCGAGATATGGTGGGTTACCATTAAGGGTAAGCCAGTCATACGACCAAAACGCCAGTACATTTTCAGAATTTTCGGAGAGTTTGCAAAAGGCCCGTGCATCGATGATCAGTGACCGCCAGTTGGAGCTACTGCCTAAAAAAGTCGCATTGTCTTTATACAATGCAGATGCATAAAAACCATCAGATGGATTAATAGAGTTATCCCGGCTGTCATAAAGTGCGTTTACCGAAATACCTGACGATACGGTACTTGTAGCCGCGCCATACAATGCATAATCTGAAGGTGCGCCATTCATTGGGCCGGTATGGCTAATGTTCCAATGATAATCAAAACCATAGCCCGCGCCTGCATAAAAATTACCCGTAATGCGGCGCATTACAATTTCGTATAAACGCAGGAAGCTGTAATCCATCGGGTCCTCATTCTTAATGGGTGAATTACTGCCGAGGCCAAACGTACTTTGAGGATATTTATACAAGCGGTAATCGCCCACAAAATTGTATTTATTGTTCCTCGTCCAGATATTTGATTCTACAGGCAAGGTAAATTGTTTGTTTTGCGTATAGGCCGTACTTACGGTGATGGTAGATATGCGCGATTGCGGATCTAACCGGAAAGCAATATTACCCGACAATATTAACGCAAGCCTTGATTGCAGGGTGTACCCTATCGCCGGGATAAAAGAAAAAATTGGTGTTGAAGTAACCGAGTCGACCTCTATTTTTGAATGTTTAATATGAAAAAGCTCCCGGTATAATTCTTTAACATCTTTCTCCGATTCAATGGCGCTATCGGTGTGCATGGTTGATATCGTATCGGCATGTGCCCGTGCAGATCGAAAAGATTTCTTTTCCTGGGCGTGCAAATAGTATGGAAAAAATAGCGTACCAATCAACAACAGGCTAACAACCGGGAATATTTTCATAAAATGCCATAACGGATAACTGTGATTGCATTAAAAGGCAAAGGTTTAAATTATCCGGGCGCAAATTGAAACAAAATTTTGCAAATAGTAACTATTTTTCGTATTTTTGAATATATTTATGCCGTTCGGCATTAGAAACATAATCATGTCTTTTAACATCAAATATTTCAAGTCGGCAGCAGAACTTGTTGCGCGTATAAACGCCTATTTCACAAGCGTAGGTATCGAATATACCTTAGAGCCGAGGCCTTCAAAAAATCCAAAATATAATGCCAACAGGGCGGCAGACGAAATTAAAGTAACGCCCACCAAACCAGCAGGCGATAAGTATGATCCGCCTACTATTGCAGGTTTGGCATTATTCCTTGGATTTGACAGCCTCTTAGATTTTTCCACCTATGAGGCCCGCGGAAAATACCCTCATTATTTAAAACGCGCACGCCTGTTAATAACTGCTTCTTATGAAAAGAAATTACATAACACAAATGCAAGCGGGGCCATTTTTGCGCTTAAAGGGATGGGCTGGAGCGAACAATCCGAAAGCAAACCTGCCGCCCCGGTAAATAACATATTAAACATCAATATGGTCGAATCTGGCCCTAAACCTGCTGCAACTGAAAAAGACATACCTATATAGTTTAAAAAAGTCGATTTAATTTCTTTCTTCAATCCCAACCTCACTAATGACCAATGACTAATGACCAAACCGAAGCAACTATTCTATTCAAACACAATTACACCTCAACTGCCCACATAGTTATCAATCAAGGAGGTACAAACTCAGGGAAGACCTACAGTATTGAACAGGTATTGTTTTGTTTGGCATCCGAAAAACCAAAACAGGTGATAACCGTAGTTGGTCAGGATATACCGAACTTAAAAGCTGGTGCCCTGCGCGATGCTTTGAATATATATGGCAAGTCTGAACAATTAAGGTCAGCGATCAAAAACTACAATAAGTCCGACCGGATCTTTGAATTCCATAACGGAAGTATCATCGAATTTAAAAGCTATGGCGACGGGCAGGATGCGAAGTCCGGAAAAAGGGATTACTTATTTATCAATGAGGCCAATGGTATTGACTATACTATTTTTACAGAGCTTGCCCTGCGCACCAGGGTACGGATATTTATCGACTATAACCCAAATACCGAGTTCTGGGTGCACGACCAGTTGATTGGGAAGCCAGGTGTGCAGCTGATCATATCCGACCATCGACATAATCCTTTTATATCCGAACATACGCATAAAAAGATAGAGGCTTATAAAGAAAGTGATATTGAGTTTTGGAAGGTTTACGCCCGTGGGCTTACAGGCAAAATAACCGGGTTGATATTACAGAACTGGTATGTAGTAGAAGATATTCCAAAAGATGCCAGGCTGGTAGCAATCGGGCTTGATTTTGGTTTTACCAATGATGAAACGGGCTGCCTGCAGGTATATAAGCAGGATGGTGAATTGTGGGTTAATGAACTGATATACGCAACCGGGCTAACCAACCAGGATATTGCCGCCCAGCTATTACAAGCCGGCATCAATAAAAGCACCGAAATTATTGCCGACAGCGCCGAGCCAAAATCAATAGAAGAGTTAAAGCGCCTGGGCTGGCATATTAAGGGGGCTAAAAAAGGCCCGGATAGCGTAAAAAATTCTATTGACATATTAAAACGCTTCAGGATAAATGTTACCCGCCAAAGCGTTAACCTGCGCAAAGAACTGGCGCGGTATAAATGGCGGGTAGATAAATCGGGCAAAACGCTGAACGAGCCTGTAGACACCTGGAACCATTTAATAGACCCTTTACGCTACGTAGCATTAAATAAACTAAAAATAAACAAACTCTCTGCACCAAAATCACGTCTTCCGCATTTGGAGAAGCCCCGTTATAACATTATTGAAAATCTGATTAATTTATGATTGAAAAAACATTAAAAACTACCAAAGGGAAAATCAGGGTTAAAATCCCCTCTTACCTGGATGAAGTTACACTCGGCCAAACGATGCAATTGCAGGATAAACCCCAATTAAATGACTTAGATGCAGTCAGCATTTTATCAGGCATTCCAGTTGATGAATTGCAAAACGTCCAAAACATTGATGATTTCCAGGCATTTGAAGATGCGATAATTTCTTTGTCTGACCAGATCAAAAATTTTTACAACAGCGACCAAGTCCCGGATAAAATCACCTTTCAGTTTGATGGCAGGAACACCACTGTGAAAATCATCAGCAACCTTTCCATTGAGCCCGCAGGTGCGTTTATGGCGTCGCGGGATGTGATTGCTGAAGAAATAAATGAGCATATAAAACTGCACGGCGAAGAGGATTGGAAAGAGAATTTCAACCCGTCATTAAATGCCTGTTGCCATATACTGGCTCATTATTTTTATTGCAAAGTAACCGGCGAAAAGTACAATGAATACAAAGCGGAAGAATTTTGCGAACAGGTAAAACAATTAAAGGTAGCGGAGGCAATGCCTATAGCGAAGTATTTTTTTACCAGTTATCCAAACTTATGGAAGCCGAAAATCAGCTACTGGCATCGGTTCCGTCAGCTTTGGAAAAAAAGGCGGGTGTTGATGCTTTCGGTAAATTCAAATACATAAATACCGTCAATTCCCTCGCCGGCGGCGATATCACCAAATGGGACGATGTACTCAACACACCCTATGACCGTGTTTTAACCAAGCTGCTGCTCAGCAAAACCGAAGCCGACTACCAAAAAAAGTACAGCGAATTATTAAACGCGCAGAAATAAATAATTAGTGATTAGAGGTTAGTGATTAGGCTATTATACCACATAAACCTAAGCACTCATAACATGATCAAAAATCTCTGATTATCTAAAATTTCAACTAATCTCTAATTAACTAATCTCTAATCACTAACAAATGCCCATACGTAACCAAATTGAAGCAATTGTACAAACGCTTTCCGCTTCGCCAACATTTATATACGGAACTGTAAACGAGTTGAATACGCTTGCAGACGATGCGTTGTTTCCAAGCGTGTTTATGTACCCGCTGCAACCTATAGAGGTATCGCCGCAGGTTAATGGTTCGGTAGACAATACCTTTTCAATTTACCTTGAATTTTTGTACCGTACAGAATTTGACCAGTATACAGCTGATAACGAAACCTATGTAAACCAGGCGCTTCATTTAGCCAACGAGTTTATTGTAAAAGCATCCAAATACCGCGAAGGCGAAGGCCGCTATTTCCGCATTAAAGCAGGCGACAAAGCAAGGTGCCTGCCGGTCTACAACAAATTTGATGTTAACTCCACCGGAGTGAGTTTAACTATCACTTTGGCAACCATGTATTTTGATAATTATTAATAGCCCCCGGGGAAATAAACACAAATATTAGCACTCATTGGTGCAATCAAAAATAAATCAAATGGCAATTATCGGAAGAATCGACCTTACAAACTCTTATACCAATGTCATCGGCAGCAACAGCGAAGATACTTATGCAGATGTTTATATATCATTAATTGACGCAGCTACAGGTTTGCCGGTTAACGGCAATAACGTAACTGCCAATTATATTGTTTATGATATTGATATCCTGAACGGTACGGATATTATTGAAAAACCACATATTGACATTGCCGGGCAATCCATATTAATATACTCGGGTATTATCTCGCAGATCCGGCCCGACGTGGATAACCTGCCGGCAGTTATCTATTCAAAAACTTTTTCGGTTATCAGCATAACCGGCGAAGAGGACCCTGCCCCACCGGCAACCATCTGCGATCTGAAGATAAACTTCATTAACATAGATAGCCCGGAATCGGCGCCCGGGGCAAACGATGCGCAAATAACAGTTGGTGCAAGCTCCTCTTATTTGCCTATCCTGTTTAGTTTGGATAATATTACCTTTCAAACATCAGGCACGTTCACCGGCTTATCCGGCGGGTTAAAAACTGTTTATGCAACAGATGCTAATAGCATAGGCTGCGCGGTAAACCAACAGGTTACAATTCCGGTGCTTACGGATATACTGGTAAGTGACCCATCGGTAACTATCGGTTCAAATACAAGCAGGTGGAACGCCGCTTTTAATCCGGTTGTATTTACTTATCAACGTAAGGATTTTGAAATTACCGCAGTTGCCACTGACAGTTTAACCGCTAATGCCGCATTAGCTGTTAATGCAAATTTAACCGGGGTGATACCCGGCGACCTGGTATATGTTAATGCCGGGACATACAACGGCGTTTTTACAGTAACAGGTGTAACAACAAACTCGCTGATAATAAACACACCATATACCACCACAGCAAGTGGATTTATCAACATAAACCGGTTAAGGCCATTCTATCAGCTGCAAACCCAAATCACTTACCAGGATAAAATCCTTGGCCGTCAAAATATCATCGTATCTACAAACCGGCCGGATAGTACCGGCTTAATAAAAGCTGATATTTCTAACTTTTTGCAAAGCCTATTGCGCGCCAAAGACGAAAGTAATTTTACACAAGTTAATTTCCGGGATGATAACCTGAGTGCCAGTTATCAAATAGCCTATGCGCAACATTGGGATGATGGCACTGCCGATGGGCACACAACAGATTGGGTAACGCTACCCAATCCGTATTATGTGATGTATGCTGCCAAACAATTAGGCGATAAGTATGGTGGTAACCTGGCGGCTTATGTGCCATTTAAACAGGTAACAGGCGGCGCTCCGTTAGCCAAATGGGTTACAGACTTTGCGCAACCCGCCTATTCAATTGGCTACCCCTTTGATCTAAGCTTTATTTACGGCGAGAGTCTCGCGGGCTTAAATTTATATGCCGTAATAACCTTATTCGATATCAACAAAAACCCGGTAGGTGCATTATCACAGGTTAATTTAATAAACGAAGATGGTTCTTTCCTGTCAAATCAGGACAGTTCCAAACTCATTATCCAAAAATCAACCGTTGGCGATGTGCCGGTAATTGAGCATATAGGCCTAAACCGGCTTTTGGTTGACCAGGCATTTGAAGACACCGTGTGCTATTTTTTAATTGACATCCGCTATGAAAATACCGGCGCACCATCAACATTCAACTACTCTTTAACACAATCTGCAACACCTTATGTAGATGGTAATTTGCAGATCAAAGATAATGGTGCAGTAAGAGCAGATCTTTTCGTTTCAGATTCCGGTTCGTTCACCATGACACCCGGCAACTCATTTTCAATTCAAGCCTATACGGGAGACACATCCGGGGCAGCTGATCCTAAATTAACCCTAATGGTGTCAAAAAACGGGGTTGTAGTTTTTGATCAAACTACGCCGGCTGTTCCCGGCGCAAGTCTTATTTATTCGGGAACAGTTGATATAGGAGCAACTTATGATATTGTTGCCTTAGCTGCTGATGGAAGTGACGATGTTACCCCGATAAACATTGTGGATACCACAACCGTTAGCAGTACCGAGGTGCAGGTAATGCAGGATCAGTTGGTAAGAATTGATAAAAGCCTTGATTATAACAGCATTTATTTAAGATGGATAGGTTTAACAGGCTCATGGAATTACTATCGCTTCATCTACAACCAGGAAATATCATTGGATGTCCAAAACGCAACGATCATCAAAAATTATGTATTTGACTGGGAGAACCAGGACAGCATTGAAGAAGTAATAGGCAAAAGCGCCGGTCAAAAAATAAAAGTAATGGCCGAAGATCTATCGGTAGATGATATTAAAGGTTTACAATCTATCAAATACTCACCAAAGGTCCAAATGCTCATCAGCAAAAATCCGGTTAAATGGCAAACCATTGTATTAAACACCGCCACCTTTAGCGAGTATGAAACACTTAACGGGCAAGCGCCATTCAGCGTCACCTTCAATTTACCATCAATAAATATTCAAACACAATAATCCATTAAGCATACAAGCCCTCTTCTTTGGAGAGGATTTAGGTGAGGCCAAACCAAATCAAACATGAATAACATCCAACTATACATCAATGACCAACCGGCAGACCTGAGCGATGATAGCCCGATAGCGCTCACGTTTCAAATAAATAACCTGGCCGATGTTCAAAACCAGCAGGGAAATACATCCAATCAATTCAAATTGCCTTTAACACAGCGAAACCGGCAGCTATTAGGCTTCCCGGATGATATTGCATTTACCTCTATCCTGCCCTATCGCCAATACCAGGCAAAGATAATCCAGGATGGGCTGGAGATCATTCCATATGCCGTTGCCGAATTGAACAGTATTGAACAAGACATGGCCAATATTACCATACTATCCGGCAATGTTGATTTTTTTGATGCGATAGACGGCAAAATTTATGACATGGGCGACAGCACCAGCCAATGGAGCAATTTTGGCAATAGCCTGGTTTGGAAACCTTATGACCATGTTTGGAATTTGGACAACGCGGTCAGTTCGCAAACAAAGACCGACGGCTGGATATGGCCGGTAGTTGATTATGGGTTTTTTGACAAAACCGACTTTACCATACCCATCGATGTACGCAACTTACGCCCCGGCTTTTTTATAAAAACAGCTATCGATTTGTTGTTGCAATCAGCCGGTTATAAAGGTAAAGGTTCGTTACTTGCAGACCCGTTGTATCCCCTGCTTATTTGCCAGTTTAGCAATAGCTCGTTCGACCACGGCACCGACTATCAAAACCAACCTGATGATAAAGGCATGAGTGCGGTTCAAAATGCAGATGTTTTGATAGAACATCAAAATGCACTTAATCCGGGCGGCAACCTAAAATTCAACATCGTAAACAGCGATAAAGCAAACCAGTTTAGCAGCCAGCAATATTTTACCGCAAATTCACCAAATAGTATTGCCATAACGCTAAGCCTTCCCCATGTATATTTAAAAGGTTTCGTTACACCTGAAGAAAATGCGGGCAAATTCACCGTTAATATCTACTACCATATAAACGGCACCTCTTCGGATACCGATGCCGTACTAACCAGCTATGAATTCTCCTTCAGCAATTTTGGAGAGAACCGCGGCAGCGGCCCGGATAGCGACCCTAAAGGGTGGCGGCGCATATCAGGATCGGGCAGCAGTATTTTTGCTGAGATTGATATTTTTAATATTAAATTGTCTTTCCAAACAACAATTGCGCAGGGCGATACCCTATATATGGGCTACGTTTTTACAGGTAAAACGCCCATATCGGTAATAAACTATGCCGGCAGCACGCTTGACATAGTAAGCCAGGAGCAAAAAGTGCAATTCGGCCAATCTATTCAGTGCGAGCGGATATTGCCGGATATATCGCAAAAAGATCTTTTAAAAGACACCTTGCAGCGGTTCGGCATTATATGCCAAACAGACAATGCAAGTAAAACCATCTCGTTCAACTCGTTCAGGGACATCGTTAATAATATACCAATAGCAAAGGACTGGACATCCAGATGTATTGACCAGGGCAAACAGGTATCATTCAGGCTGGGTAATTATTCGCAGGTGAACTATATGCAATATAAAGCCGATGACAATATATTGCCCTTGAAATTCGGCTGGTCGCAAATTAATATCGATGACCAATTGTTACCGGCAAGCGGCACGTTGTTCGAAAGCCAGTTTGGAGCTACACTAAATCAGCCTTATTATGGCGGGACGGTAGCGCAAATTGAAATGCACGATGATACACAGGAAGGAACAGACCTTTCCATTGGCGTTGCGCCGCGTATACTCATTGATCAAAAGTTTGATCTGCGACAGATTGGTAAAGCCGTAACGTTTACCGATGGCGTAAGCACCCGGATTGTAAACGACGTTATCAGCATTCCCTATTTTTATAAAACAGATGCACCACAGCTAACCGAGGAATACGGAAAAGGCAGCTTACTATTTGAAGACTTGCGTAGTAAATATTACACCGAACTGGAGAAAATATTAACCCGTTCAAAAAAAGTGATCAGGTATTTTTTGCTTAACCCGCGCGATATATTGGAACTTGATCTGTTAATACCGGTTTATTTACAACAGGATGGCGCTTATTATTACATTAACAAAATAGATAGCTGGCGCAAAGGCCAACCTTGTAAAGTAGAGTTAGTTAAATTAGGTTAGAAAGTAAATATTTAAAATAATTTTTCAACATTTTGCTAATATTTTTTGCAAAGCTGATAAGGATGATTTATTTTTACAAAAAAGAGAAACCAAATATCATAATGAAAAAACTACTCCTTATCACGTTACTAATAATACCCTTTTGTGGGTTTTCGCAAACCACAACACCAATAGATGGCTTTTTGGGAATAAAGTTTGGAAGCAGTAAACAAGCTGTAATTGCTGCCATTAGGGCCAAAGGTGGTGTATTGGAAAAAAATGCGCCAGGCCCTTTGGGATTGGCGTTTGACAAAGTAAAATTAGGGAACAGGCAGTGCGCTGCCTTTGTGGTTAAATTTATTGACGATAAAGCTTTTTGTGCGGTATTTTCTTTTGAACCAAAGGAACAACCCAAAACAATTGATTATTATAATAGCCTGGTAAGTGATCTGTCTGAAAAATATGGGCCGGGGAAACCTACTGCTGATTTTAAAGAACCTTTTAAGCTCGGAGATGGTAATGAAATACTTGCTATACAAGGAGGCTATGTAGCAATGTATACCGATTGGGATTCAAATGACCATTCTATCCAGGCGAGTATAGATCATGATGGTGATGGGCTAAGCGTTACCTTAATTTACACCGATGAAAAATTACAGGCTATTGTCGACGCCAAACAAAAAGCAAAACAAAATTCAGATATGTAATAAAACAAACTCCCCTTACCGGGAGTTTTTTAATCAATAATATATGCCAATTAGCATATATATCATAATACACCAACCCCATGCCAGAAAAAACCAGCAAAAAAAATAGTATCGAAGTACAATTGGATACTGAAAAACTTACCCAAAACATCAATAGCTTAAATAGTGTGATAGATAACCTGTTGGCAAAACAACAACAGCTAAGTGCGGCTGGGCAGCAAAATTCATCCGCTTTTAATGCATTAGCCGTCCAATTAACATCCTTTCAGAAAACACTGCTTGATGTAAACACACAGGTTACTACAAACATAACATCGTTCAATGCTTTAAGTGCGGCGGGTAAAACATTGGATACGGTTATCTCCGCTAATTCGGCGCAGCACCAAAAAAATGCTTTGGCCCTTACCAATAGTTCTGCAAAAACAAAAGAATTAGCGCAACAGGTAAATACCCTCGGCAAATCTGTAGATCAGCAAAAGGGTAGCATTGATAATGGTAAGAATTCAATAGATAATTTTTCAGCAAGTATTGCAGGCTCATCGGCCAGCGCAAATAAACTTCAGGGTGATATAGACAAAACTGGGGCCGCATTTGAAAAGTCGGCAGCAAAAGCAGACCAGAGCAAGTCGAGTTTCGATGCGCATAAGTTGACGATGGACCATCTTAAAACATCATTTGATGAGGTAAAGGATGTTTCGGGGATATTTGGCCCAAGCCTGCAGGAAGCAGCTAAGGGGTTTGATATAATGAAATCGGGGCTTAAAGTAATAAAGGATGGGGTAACCGGCGTTGGTACCGCACTTAAAGCTGATGGCTTTGACTTTTTACTGCAGATACTGCAAAAAATGTTTGAATATTTTATCAATACATCAAACGGAGCCAAGGTATTACAGGGTGTAATATCAGCGGTGGGTGTAGTAGTAAATAAAGTTACCGGCTTCTTCCGTTCATTTATGGATGGAATTATAGCAGCATTTGCGCATCCAGTTGACACATTAAAGTCGCTTGGAACTTTAATAGAGCAAAATCTCATCAATCGCTTTAAAGCTTTTGGCGAAATATTAGATGGGCTTATTCATCTCGATTTTAAGAAAGTTGCTAATGGAGTTATCCAGGGCTTTACAGGCATTACCAATGCAACGGACAAGGCGGTTTCTGCCTATGGCAAGGTAGTAAAAGGCGCTAAAGAAGCTATGGTTCAAATAAACGATGCTTATAAGAAAGGGCATGATGCCATTACTAAAACCGGCAGTAACGCAATAAAAAACCCACCCAAACGCAGTACCAATAGCAAGTCCGTCAACAAGACAAACAATGGTCAAAATTTGGTAGGTTTAAATGATCAGCGGGAGAGTAGTGATCCGCTTGATGCACATTCGGCAGGCCTATTAAGTGATGATGCGGCGCAAACTATTATTCAAATAACAGATCTGGATGTTACTTCCACCAAAATAGCCGAAGATCAGAAAGTTTCAATAAAACGAACAGCGCTTCAGCAAGTTGAAGATTTTTCAAAACAATCTGCCTCCCGGATGGAATCTGATGCTATAAACATTTTAACTAATAGCATTAAACAACAAAGCGACGCTAAAATAGCGGCACTTGAAAAAGACAAAGCCGGCGAATTAAGCAATGCCAATTTAACGTCAGCTCAAAAGCTGGCTATTCAGCAAAAATATCAGCAGCAGGAGAACGCGATAAAAACAAAGGCGTTTAAAGAAGAGCAGGAATTATCTATTGCACAAGCCATAATTAACGGCGCACAGGCCGTAACCAAGGTAACTGCACAATCGGGCCTGCTTGCTGCGTTAGAAATAGGGATTGTTGTTGCAGAAACAGCAGCCCAGGTATCAAAGATAGCTTCGCAAAAACCACCTGCTTATGCTAAAGGTGGTTTGCATTATGCTTCTGATGGGCGGGGCGGTGTATTGGCCGGTTACAGCCGTACGGATAATACGAATGCCTATTTACGGTCGGGCGAGGGTGTAGTCGTGTCAGAAGCTATGCGTGTACCCTGGGCGCGCAACCTGGTAAGCGCTATCAACGTTGGCTTTGGCGGCCGCGATTTTTCTATAACAAACCCGGGCAGGGGTTATGCGATTGGCGGCATATTTACTGATGGCGGCGATGCCAACCGGTATTATAATCAGCCTGTAAATGACCAGCGAAACCTGGCCAATACCATAGCCTACCAAATGGTCAATAACTTTCCGCCGGTGTATGTTGATGTAAAGGATATTAACAATCAACAAAACATATTGGCGCAAACTATTAACAGGGTTAACCTTTAAACCTAATCCGGCTTTTTATTTAGCGCCGGTAATTAATGCAAACATTTTTTTAAAAACATCCCTATCCTTAGGGTTAATTTCAAAATCAATATTTGTACTGCCGGCTTCAACACGGATATTGGTTACCGAGCCTGATAATAATTTTTCAAGGTTTTCTTTACTTATGATGTAGGGTACATTTGCAACTATATAAGTTCTTTCAACAAATCCACGCTTAATGGTTTCCATTTTTGAAAAAGTATTTTTAGCAACCGGCAGCCTGATCAATGTATTGTCTGATAGCTTTAATATCATATTATTCTCCGTCATCATTGTAAAAAGATCATGGTCTTCTTTCGTAGCATTTATATAGGCGTACAAATAGTACCTGTTATTTACACGCGATAAACTTGCAAACAATATTTCTGCAACAGTCGATGTAGACTTTTCTGAAGATGCTATTTTTTCCTGCGTTGTGGAGCTAACGGTATCGTTAGTGAATTTATCGATAGTCGGCTTGTTCAATTTTTGCGAAAATGCAATAGCCGGTGCAATAGCCATTAAAATAACGATCAATACTCTTCTAAATTTTAGGATCATAAGGCGATTAGGTTTAGTTTATACTATAAAAATATTTGTTAGCGAATTGATGCTTTAAAATTACAAAACATAAATAAAATATTATACTATATGAATATTAATCTTGCCAATACACTTTTTGATGATGGTATCTTCTCTTCTATGTATAAGGCCGGTTTTATAACCACCAAGGTTTTTGTTTATCGCGAAATATACCTTTGGGTACAGGCCCAAATAAAAACCCGCGGCATAACCAAAAACCAGGCAGTATTAGCAGCCGAAATAAAATTCAATAAAGACGAGCGCACTATATGGCGCGCACTAAATAGTTTTGACGATAAAAATTAAACGATGCTGTAACATTCGCCAAATCAGGCAATCAAATATCAAAACCTGTTTATTATGAAATGGAATACGATATTTAAAAAGAAAACAGATACTAACAAACCAAAGAAAAGCAAAACCCGCGAGTGGGTTGATGCGATAGTATTCGCTTTAGTAGCATCCACTATTATAAGGGGCCTGTTGTTTTCTGCATATGCCATACCTTCAGGTTCTATGGAAGGCACCCAGCTAACCGGCGATTACCTTTTTGTAAGTAAATTTTCATACGGGCCGCGCATGCCGTTTACGCCAATATCAATCCCATTTACAGAACCGGTAGTAATGGGTGGGGTAAAAACATATTGGGATATATTAAAACTACCCTATTTCCGTTTACCCGGAACATCAGAAGTTAAAAAAGGCGATATTGTAGTCTTCAATAAACCGTCAGAAGCCGATGCCAACATACCGGTGGACATGCGTACAACCTTAATTAAACGCTGCCAGGCTACACCCGGTGACTTGTTGACCATTGTTAACGCGCAAGTTTATATAAATGGCAAGGCTGCTAATAATGCGTCAAAAGCCCAAACATCATACAAAGTGATAACGGATGGCAAGTACATTAACCCGCAGTTATTTACAGATCTCAATATTACCGTATTACAGCAAACCGCTGCGGATACCTATGAAATGATCGTCCCGAGTGATAACCTGGCTACTTTAAAAAGTTATTCGAACATCAGGTTTGTTGCACCGGTTATACAGCCTGCGGGTCAATATGATGCAGAGATATTTCCGAACAATAAAAACTTTAAATGGAACCTTGACAATTTTGGCCCGCTTGTTCTTCCTAAAAAAGGGATGACCATAAAGCTGAACGACTCTACCCTAACACTCTATCGTCGTGCTATCGAAACCTATGAGCATAACAAAGTTGAAACAGCCGGAACCAGCATATTGGTCAACGGTAAAAATGCCGATTCTTATACCTTTAAAATGAATTACTACTGGATGATGGGCGACAACCGCCATGATTCACTTGATTCACGCTTTTGGGGATATGTACCCGAAGACCATATTGTTGGCAAGGCAATGCTAACGTGGATGAGTATTGATTCGACCAAAGATGTTTTCCATAAAATACGCTGGAACAGGATATTGAAGCCAATAAATTGATTACTGACAAAATGGTGTCACCGCACAATTAAAGTATTCTGTCGATATTTGTAATACACCTGACCGGTGAAATCAATAACTAATTAGCTCAATCATCATAACTACTGACAAACTACTGTCACCACTAATCAAAATAATTATCCCGACCTTTGATATATGCCAACCAGCATAACCAACACAATCGGTGAAATCATAAATCAATCGATGTAATCACAAAAAATATACTGACAAACTACTGTCACCACCCAGTTAAACTATTACCCCGATATTTGTATATATCAGTTAGCAATTAAGAATGAACAGGACTTCTCTCCTGCTATATTTTTAATAATAGTCTTTCGGTTTTTCCGACTTACAGACATCTCGACTAAAACATCTAAATACTCAAATCTAATATCTCACATCTAAAACATGAGCTACAAAATCTATTTATACGATACCGATCAGGACTGCATAGGCTCGGGCACCTTATCATCATCCTACATGCAATGGCAACTGGAAGCAGCAGCCGGGCAGGATGTAGAAGTACACATTAGCTCTGCTGGAGGCAGCGCGTTTGACGCTATCGCTATTTACGACCAGTTAAAGAAATATCCCGGCAATGTGACTACTTATATTGATGCATTGGCAGCTTCCGCAGCATCAATAGTAGCCATGGGCGGCAAAACAATTGTGATGTCAAAATATGCTTTATTGATGATCCACAAACCAATGGTTGATACCGGAGGAAACTCTGATGAGCTGCTTAAAGATGTACAAATGCTGAACGTGGTACAATCTCGCCTGGCACAAATTTATATGGACAAAACCGGCCTGGATATAACCAACATAAATACCCTCATCAATTCAGTTACATGGTTAACTGCCGACCAGGCACTTGAACTCGGTTTTATAGACCAGGTGGAAGATTACAACGCCAACATCACCAATCACACGCTTATTAAAAACTATATCAGTGCCGCACCGGCAGCTTATCAAAAATGCATTAACAAAATCTTAAACATAAACAGCAATATGAACATCGAAAACAAAGAACTTATCGAAAAAACCACATCGGTATTGGATAAGATTATGAACTTTTTTAAGAAAGTGGTAAACAAACAAACCATCACTGACAAAGGCACGCTGCACCACGCCGGTGAAATGGACGAAGGCACCGAAGTTTACCAGGACGAAGACATGACCACACCCGCAGCTTCGGACACCTACACAACTTCATCTGGTCAGAAGATTGGTGTGTCGGGCGGCCAGGTACAACAGATCACCGCGCCGAATACTGGCCCGGATGATGATGAGGACGATGAAGATCTGCCTGAGGATAAATTTAAAAAGTCAAAAAAACCAACAGCCGTGCAAAACAGGTTACAAGAGGTAAAAGCAAAACTACACGCCCAAAACGCATTGCTTATAGATGCAAAGGCGGCTTTAGAAGAAGCAAATGCACGCCTTAATAAAACAAGGACCGAAGTAAAAAACGAGATCAAATCAGACTTCACCCCTTCCGGTTCTAAACGCAGCAACAAAGCCAAGTCAGAACCTATACCATTCTTTGCCCCGCAATCAACCTTAGCACAAAACGCTGTCAAAAAAGCAATTGCTAAGTAGTTGATTTGGTTAACCACTCACGTAATCAACCTGATCAACCACTCACTCATTCAATAATTCACTCAATCACTAATTAAAAATAATGGCTCAATTTACATTTACAAACAACACCTATGCCGGCGAAGCGCTGGCCGGGTTTATGGCCAGCACGCTGCTGGAGGCCGATTCGGTTAAACGCGGGTTACTAACTGTTATTAATGACGTTAAATCGCGCAAGGTAATACTTGATGTTGACGATGACGTAGTGCTGCAGGACCCATCAGGCGTATTTACCGATCAGGGTACAACTGCCGCGCAAAACGAAAGCTACCTCGACCCGGTAGTGTACGAATTCATGAAACAGGAACAATGGGATAAGCTCATCCAGTCATGGGAAGCGCAAAGCTTAAAACCCGGCGCTTTCTTAGATTATGAAGGCGTAGTAGATCTGTCCGACTTTATGGTACAACGTTATTTAACCAAGATACAGATCGCTAATGAGCGTTTATATTGGTTAGGGAAATCAGCCACAAAAGAAGCAGCATTTACAGCAGCATTTCCCGGCTTATTGCCAACCATTGCAGCGGCATCTGGCATTTATAAAGTTGGCCTGGGCAAACCTGCAACCTCAATGGCCGCAACAGCCATCAGCGCTTCGGGCATAGTAACCGTATCTGATACTTCAACCCTATCCGATGGCGATGTAGTAACCATCACCGCAGTGACAGGCTCAAGCAAGGACACAACAAATGGCTCATCAGGTGCTCCTGATGTACAGGGCCAATCTTACTTTATACAGGTTGCAAGCTCAACTACGTTTAAGCTGGTTCGTAATTACAACGAGGTAAACACCCGCAAACCGGCTACCTTCTCTGGTACTTCAACAGAAGCAACTGTTAGCTACATTAACGCCAGCAATGTGTTAAGTGTGTTGACCAGTGTTTACGCGCAGCTTGATCCGGCAGATCGTAGCCAGGAAGACTTTAACCTGCAAATACCTTTACACGTAGGGTATGCTTATGCACAGGCGCAAGCCAACAAAGCGGTAAATGTATTAAATGCCTTTACCGATCCGAAAAAAATGGATTACCTGGGCGTTCCGCTGCAATTAATGAACCACTGGCAGGCAAACACCATATTGGGCGCACGTTCTTCCAACTTGTTCTTAGGTGTAGATCTGTTAGGCGATGCATCAGAGCTTTCAACTGTTTACATGAAGCCTTACACCAACGACAATATTGTCCGCATGAAAGCCCGTATGAAGGCCGCAGTAAACTACAAGTTCGCTAACGAGATCTTTTATCTAAGCGCATAAGCGCAATTATTGAGCTATTGAATTATCGATTTAATGAGAATGTCGATTCAATAATTCATTAAATCAGTAATTCAATAATTATTCACTAATTCACTCAATCATTAATTCAATAATTAAAACCTATGTCAATTTACAATAAAATAAATGCAGGCTTCAGCCTGGGTACAGGCGAACCGGTTACCGCCGGGATAGAAGATGTGATCTACATCTTCAACCAGGGCGAGATAACATTAACTTATGATACATTAAATCCGCTCATCGTAACCGGCCTTACGGCAGTAAGCAGTGCGAAGGTCTACAAATTTGCAGGCACAAATAACAGCTTTAATAGCATATCAAAACTGGCTAAAACATCAGTTGGCCCGCGTTATACCGAAGAGATCGATTTTAATATCGCCGGATTATCAGTAGATATCAAAACACAGTTAATGGCAATGGGCTACGGCCGGGTATGTGCCATTGCAGTTAACAACTACAAATCAAGCGATTCTGCAATTGAACTATTCGGTGCAGTAAACGGGCTTATCCTGACCGATGCCGAGAGAAGCGCTGCTGACGACACCATGGACGGCGGTTACAAATTGAAACTTACCAATCCTGATAAATTGAAGGAACCATATCCGCCACGTGCCGTATCAATCCCTCCAACAAGCGGCGATGCAACTTACGCAAGCACAATTGCAGCTATTGAAGCTTTAGTAGCTGTTTAGTCATTGCATTATTTTGGTCATTAGTCATTTACCTAATGGCTAATGACCATGGTAAGATACTCAACAAAATCAAATGATTTAATGACTAACGACACAATGACTAAAAAGAAACACATCCTAAAACCAGGCAAACATCAATTTGCCCCCGGCTCAAATGCTATTCATACCAATGATAATTTAAGCGATGAAGAGGCCGAATGGTACCTGGACAAATACCCGCATATAGCAATACTGTTTGAAGATATCCCAAATACCGAAGACAAGGATCAATCAGTGCAATCAGAACAACAATCAGCGAAATCACCATATAATGAAGACCTATCTACCACAAATTGAACGCAGGATATTAGTAAGGCCTAACCAAACATTTGGTATCCTCAACTATGACCTCGACAATGCTTACCCTCAGCGTATGCTGGAACTGGTGGCCGCCTCTCCTACCGCGAAGGATTGCTGGAACAAAAGGGCCAAATTTATCAGTGGGAATGGCTTCGAAGAAAAGGACTTGGGCAAAACTGTTATAAACGATAAAGGGCTAACATTAGCAAAATTATTGAAAGCTATTACATCTGATAAAGCTTTGTTCACAGGTTTTGGTATCCATGTAAATTACAATGCTAATTTTAAAATAGCATCCGTAAATTATGTAAAGTTCGAGGACATCCGCATGGGTGATACCGATTGCCCGGATACTGAAAATAAATATGCACTGTATTCAGACTGGGGGCGCAAGACCTGGAAGAACATCATGCGCAGCAAGATCACCTTTCTTGATAAATACGATCCCGATCCTGAAATTGTTAAGCAACAGGTTGTTCTATCAGGCGGATGGGAAAACTATAAGGGGCAGCTTTATTATTTCAACCCCGAAGTTGATGATTACCCACTAATAGAAGCCGATTCCGTTTGGGAAGATTTTGAGACCGAGGCCGGCATAAAAATTTTCAATAACCGTGAAGTAACTACCGGCTTCCTCCCGTCAACCATGCTGTTTATGCAGTCAAGGCGCGAGGAGGCTGATAACAGCAAACCTGCCGGTAACGAATTGGCAAATGTGCCCTCGCAGTTAGAAAAGGACCTGGGCATATTCCAGGGAGCCAAAAGCGCGCAAAAGATCATTGTAATTGAATATGAAGACGAAGCATCTAAACCTGAGTTTAAGCCTTACTCTATCCAAAACAACGACAAGCTGTTTGAAAGCACCGAAAAATCGGTAGAAGCACGCATCATTAAAGGCTTTTCTATTCCAAAAGAATTGATCAATGCTGAAAAATCATCAGGCTTAAGCAATGGCAGCGAAAAAAAAGAAGCCATTCGCGAGTTTAATGACAACACCGCGCCCGACAGGCTGGAAGTACAGGAAGCATTTGCAGAAATATTTGGCAACTTCTATGCGTCCATCAATCCATCCGGCAATTGGAACATAGTGCAGGTTCCAACAACGGTTGCCGATGACAACGCAGGAATAACTGCAGGCACAAGCATTAATCAGTTGCTACTGGCAGATATGCCGCCGGCAAATAAGATCGCGGTCTTAACCTACGCTTATGGTTTCAAACCTGCCGAGGCAGAAGCGATGTGCAATTCCATTTAAAGATTCTAATAATAATTTATTTCACCAACAATTAAAAGTCTCCCCTACCGGTGGAGATTTAGAAAGGGCAACCATGAACCAAATTTATCTCATCGATCAAACTACTCTGCAGAAATATGAGGATATCTCTGCCAATATAAAACCCGACAGGCTAAAAGTATTTGTCAAAAAAGCGCAGGATCTGGACCTGAAACCATTCTTAGGGCACGCTTTGTACTATGATTTCATCAAATACTTTAACGAAGATGGCACCATACAGGATGATGCGCCGCAGATATATAAAGACCTGCTAAATGGCAGTGAATACCTCGACAAACATGGATATATTGTATTGTATGAAGGATTGATCCCTACGCTGGTCTATTTTACCTTTGCCCGCTTTATTGAGGCCGATGCTGTGCATTATACCGCGACCGGCCCGGTCATAAAACATCATGACAATGGCGACCCGGTTGCCCCGCATGATATTATAAAATTGGTACAGCAGCAACGCAGTGTAGCCAATGCCCACGCCAACGAGGTCGAAAAGTTTATATGGGACAACCGGGCCGAGCTTCCCTTATGGCAGTACAGCGGCAAAAACAAATCATCAAGGCAATCCGGACCACGTATCCGCAGTATCGACAAAAATGATTTTAACTATCCCGGCGGCAATTACGCGCAAAATGACGCTCTTTTATTAATCAATGAACTTTTAAACTAATGTCAGATAAAAAATTAAGCGAATTGCCGGTAGCTTCGGCTATTAATCCGAGCGATATCTCTATATTGGTAAGCGGTGGCGTTGACTATCAGTTTGCCTTTACAACTTTACTGCAACTGATCAGCTCCAACCTCACCGTTGGTGCAAATATTTGTTTCGGAACTTCACTTCCTGCAAATATGACCGGCAAAAACGGGGACGTTTTTATCAATACTTCAACAGGAACATTTGCCCAAAAAACCGCGGGAACATGGAGTATTGTTTACACCATACCATTATCCGGCGGGTCGGTAGACGGCACTGTTTTATATGGCTTAGGCATACCCGGCACTGCAACAGGTAATAATAATGACACCTACATCAATACAGGCACCGGCATATTCTATAAAAAGTCGGCAGGCACCTGGAGCCAGGTATTCTCTATGCAAACCGGGCCTGCCGGGGCTACTGGCGCCGCAGGCGCAAATGGCACCAATGGAACAAATGGCCTCAGCATTTTAAGTGGTGCAACCACTCCTTCAAATTTAACTGTAGGTGTAGATGGCGACTTTTATATAAACACCACCAACTTTACTTTATTCGGACCGAAAACAGCTGGTAATTGGGGCGCAGGCACATCAATTATTGGCGATGCAGGACCCGCCGGTGCCAAAGGGGATACGGGTGCAACCGGTGCTACGGGTCCGGCAGGAGCAACTGGACCAAAAGGTGACAAGGGTGATACTGGAGCAACAGGTGCCGGCGGTGGTGGAGGTAGCGGGTATGCAGCGCGGTCATTTGATAGCATATTAACCTTTGATGCCTCATTTAAAATGGAAACCACTCAAACTGCTGATTTAGCCTTTAGACTTACCGGCGTACCTGTTGCTGATGTTATGGCTCGGGTTATAATTATTGGGGATGGTGTTCATGCCTGCACGTTTCCTACTGATTGGGTGAACGGGAATGGGCAGTTGTTCGATAATACCTCTAAAAATATTATATATTTTGAATATGATGGTGATGAGGTGATTTACTTTATTGTTAAAGTGCCAACTCCTGACGTAACTTCACCCTCTTTGGTTTCGGCTGTGATTAACAATGCTGCGAAAAATCAGATTGTGCTTTCTTATAGTGAGTTATTAGATCAAACCTCTGTGCCTGTAACTGGTGATTTTGGCGCTAATTTAGGCAAGGCTGTTACAGCCGTTGCTTTGTCAGGCTCAATAATTACGTTAACTGTAGACACTGATTATGCGTATGGAGATGTAGCTACAATTAGTTATATACCCGGTGGTAATCCGGTACAAGACCCATCTCATAACACAGCTTTACCACTTACAAACGCTGCAATCACTAATAATGTGCTGCCTAATACTACATCTTTGGTAATCGCTGGCGCTACGCAAATACCGTATACATCAGCTAAACCAACTGCTTTTCAATTTGGTAGTGGTGGCGTTGGTGGAAGTGATATTCCATTCTCAGTTAGTTTTTGGGTAAAGCCTGGCAGTGCTGCTGTTGGTTTCGTATCTACGGGATCTCTTACAAGTATAGAAGAGCAAAATCTTGTTATACAGGGCGGTGGTGGAAATCCTATCTACTTCCAAATATTTACCAACACTGCAGGACAGGCATATATAAGCACAAACTCCAATATGACAGCAGCCGTATGGGCGCACGTTGTTTGTACTTATGATGGCACCAAATTAGCATCAGGTATGAAAATTTATATTGATGGTGTTTTAGCTGCTACAACCATTGGCAGTGCATCCTATGCCGGGCAGAGTGCTTTTATAGCAGATACTGTATTGGCTATTTTCGCAAACGCTTACTTAGCCAATACAGGCACGCCACAACAACCTGCTTATGGTGTCAAAATGGATCAATTATACTGGTGGAATAAAGAGCTAACATCTATAGATGTAACCTCAATATATAACGGTGGTGCTTTGGTTGATCCTACAGCTTTATTTATTGCTGGCAACTTAATTGGCAGGTATGAATTTGATGGTAATTTAACTGATTTAGGTCCTAATGGATATAACTTAACATCATCCGTAGTACCAACTTATTCAAGCGATCACGTATAATGAACACAGCCAGCATATCACCCATGAAAAACAGCCATAACATTCTTTTCATGGGTCAGAGCAATTGTGGCGGGTTTAATCAGCCAGCGCCTGATCCAGCTACTTATCCAGCCTTAAAAGGGCAATATATTTTTGAGCCACTAACTGCCACCTGGCAGCAATTGCAGCAAAATAAAAATAATAGCGGGTGCCCATTTGGTTTTTTAGGCTTTTTCGGCTCCGAGCTAAAGCTAATGCAGTTGATGAGCGATTACTATGGATCGGATCAATACATGATTAAATACGCACAGGGTGGCACTTCTTTATCTGCAGATACAGCAGATTTATATAATTGGTCACCCGAATCCACAGGCGATTTCATGTTTAAAGGATCAGTGATTAATTATCATACTGCAATGGCTAATTTTCCAGTCCAAAAAATAACACCAAAAGTGATGATATGGTGGCAGGGTGAGGATGATACTGACACGGTTAATGCTGCTGCATATCAGGACAATTTCAGCAATTACATTGCTGCTTTTAAAAACCAGTGCGCTTTGCCAAATCTAAAAATTATACAGGTTGGCCTGAGTGATAATCAAACAGCCTATGGCTCTGCTGGTATAAACCAGGTTAATGCTGCAAAACGAAATTTATCTATACACGGGAATAAGTTTGTAAGCACTGACGGCGCTGATGTTCAATCAAGTGGAGTGCATTTTTCCTCATTGGGTTATGAGGATATTGCTGAGCGTCTTTTTGATATGGTTATTACGATGCTTTGATGTATGGAGTTAAAATGGCTTTCCAAAGCAGATAGCCGTTTGAGTTGAGGTGTGTGCCATCCGTGGTAAGTTCTTTTTTTAGTGATCCGTCTTGTAAGAAAAAAGGGTATAGGTTAATAAAGATAAGGCCGTTTTTAGTGCAATAGGATTTAATCCAGGCATTATACATCTCAATATTAGGAGCATTGTTTCTGCCAAATGGCAAAACAGATTGAATATATATTTTAGTTAACGGGGTTTCTTTTTTTAAGGTTTTAATGATGATAACGAATTTATTAAATATGCTGTCTATGTTACAAGTGGGTTTAATGTCATTTGTCCCAACCTCTAAAAATATTTTAGCTGGTTTGCCATTTGTAACCTCCTCCAGCCTGTTTAAAATATTATCAATCGTATTGCCCCCTATTCCTCTGTTTTTAATGCGGCAATCTAAAAACATCTCCTCTACTGGAAAACCCTGTGTTAACGATGTGCCCAAAAAAACAATGTCGGATGTGCTGTGTGGGAGTGCTTTAAATAGATTAACCTCATTTAGGTTGGATTCCTTAATGTTGATTGTATAGGTTATAAAACCCGGTTTTTGCGGGATAATGTCCCTCCGGTTTTGGGGCAACCCACTTTGATAATAATAGGCTCGTTTCCCAACAAAATAAGAAACTGAGATTGTGGCTAAGGCAAAAAACAAAAACAGTAAATATTTAGATGCTGTCATAAATACAAGAGTAATAAATTAAAACTATAAATGTTTATTCTCAGCTCAAATATCACCATAACAGACCTTACAGTCAGAAAGTACCCGGAGTCTCTGGTATACTAATTGGAAATGCTTTGTACAATTACTGAAAATTAATACGCTACCGGTTTTCCAAAACACAACCCACAACACCGCCAATCCCCTTAAATACTGAACATTAACGATCTGATTGCCTTTTAACATCCCCCAATAAGAAAATAAAATATTATGGAAAAAATCTTAACGCTTTGGGAGCGTCTCACAATGGATACGCCCTCATTTTTCAAAAAAGTACAATTGCTTGGCCTTACGCTGGCAGGTTTGGGTACGTCACTTTCACAAGTACAGGGTATTCCTGCAAAACTTACTACAATACTTATTTCTGCAGGTAGCGCCATGGCCATCATAGCACAGTTTGCAGTAAAACAATCCGAACCTGATAACACTATTAACAATGCAACTAAGTAATCACGGCGAAAGCGTAATTAAGGGCTTCGAGGGCCTGAGACTAAATGCCTATCGCGACAGCGCCGGCATATGGACTATTGGTTACGGCTCAATCCGCTACCATGATGGGAAAGCAATAAAACCCGCTGATAAACTCGCCAATGAAGCGCAGGCAGATGCATTATTCAGAAATACGCTTGGACAATACGAAGACGCGGTAAACAATTTGGTGAAGGTACCACTTTCCCAAAATCAGTTTGATGCTTTAACATCATTCGCTTATAATGAGGGAACCGGTGCGCTGAAGGGATCAACCCTGTTGCGCAGGCTAAATGAAAAGGACTATGAAGGCGCAGCCGATCAATTCTTAGTTTGGAACAAAATTGTCGATTCGCGAACTGGTCAAAAAACAACCCTGGACGCCCTTGTAAAACGCCGCGCTGAAGAACGGCTATTATTCTTAACCGCTGATAAATAAAACCTTAAAACCATGACAGCCATAGAGCATAAAGAATTAAAGGGTATTACGCTGAAAAACCTCATTGTCACAATCGCAAGCACCGCCAGTATAGTCATATCTGTTATGACGACTTACTTCCAATTGAAGAATGATATTTATGAGATCAAGACAATTCAAAGTACGGAATCGCGTGTAAACGAGATACGCCTTAAGGTATTGGAGAGTAATGTGGCCGTATTACAACAGGAAGTAGCTGAAATAAAAAACGCAAAACAATTTAAAACCAAATAACAATTTATGAGCCTACAATCATTTTTATCAAAGATCTGGGATGAGATCAAAGCACTTTTCTCCGGTATGCCAGCCGAGTTGCAAACCGCTATCCACATCGGTGTAATAGTTACCGAAAACTTAAAGAACTTCGTTGATTCACCAACAGCTGATGTGCTAACTGCACTGATACCAGGCGATGCAGATGACGAACTAAAAGACCTGTTGCGTGCCAGGCTCCCAGTAATTTTAACAGAATTAAAGCTGGCCGATAGTTGCGCCGGTTTGACCGATCCGGCTCAAATTACGGAATGTGCCGTTAAAGTTTTACAGGGATTGGACGGGGACGTACAAAGCGCCTTCCTGCATAGTCTGTCTGTATTAGTGGCCCAGGTGGCTGCTGATGGCAAATTAAGCTGGGCTGATGGTGTTTATCTACTTCAGTGGTATTATCAGCATAATTACAAAGCCGCTGCATAA